GGTGTTCAAGCCCGCCCCTTGACCCCACCCTTTCCCCGCGCTATTGTCGGTCAGGCCGCCCGCGCCTACCCGACAAGCCGCCCGGACCCGCGCCGGGCACAAGGTCCGGACGGAGGGCGCGGGCGGCCTCCCTGCCGCGCTGCAGGGGCCCAGGACGGGCCGCAGCCGCGGGGCAGGGTCAAGGGTCGGGCGGGCTGACAGGGCGCGCCTGGGGGCAGCAGGGCGGGCCGTAGCGTCACAGGGCGCAAAGGGGTGCAAACGTGAGCGGTCTTCACGACCTGTCAGACGCAGAGAAGCGGGCGCGGGCCGTCGAGGACTTGATCAACGGCGAGCCCCCCGGCGTCATCGCTGAACGCTACGGAGTCAACCGCGCGACCATCTCGCGCTGGCACACGCCCGAGGTCCACGCCGAGCGCGACAAGCGCCGCGCCGAGCTCATCGCCGCCTCCCGCGCCCGCCTCGCCGGCATGGTGGACCGCGCAATCGACGCGCTTGACGAGATCGCCAACGACCCGGCCGCCCCGCCGCCCGCGCGGGTCGCCGCAGCCAACAGCATCCTCGACAGGGCCGGCGCGATCAAGGTTGACGAGATCACCGTCCGCGTCGAGGAGGCCGACGCATCTTCGGTTGCCGCCGGCCTTCTGGCCATCCTCGGGCGCGCGCAAGCCGAGCTGGGCAGCCTGCCCGAAGTCGTCGAGGCCGCCGACCCGTCCGACCCGGTCCCGGACCCCGCGTGACCGTCACCGACCCCGCCGCGGTCCTCGCCGATCTGACCGCGCGGGTCAAGGCCCACGCCGCGGCCGGCGAAGTGCCGCCCGCATCGCTGATCGCCGTCGTGACCGACCTTCACCGGCAGCTTGCGGTCTTGGCCCGGCACCGCGAGGCCCACCCGCTCGCCTACGCCCGCCTCTGGGCGCCCGAGTGCCGCACCTGCCCCCACCCCGACCCGGCCGCCCCCGCGCCGCCCAAGGGCCGCCGCGGCGCGCCGATGGTCGAGGTCCGCGGCACGATCCACCGCTGCCCGGTCTGCGGCGTCGAGGAGTCCCGCACGTCGCAGATCGGCGCGGTGCGCGCCCTCCTCGCCGGGGACTATGACAAGGCGTTCCTACTCGGCGGGTCGCGGACCGGCAAGACCGAAGCCGGCGCGCAGGTCGCTGTCGCAATCGCGCAGGGCGCTGACCACCCCGACACGCAGGCATGGGCAAGGCTCAACGGCCTGTCGCTTGACCGCATCCAACGCGGCCCCGGCCTGTTCTGGGCGGTGTCGCAGACGCACACGATGAGCAGGACCATCCAGCGCGAGAAGCTGGACAAGTACCTGCCCGCCGGGTCAAAGCGCCGGGGCTGGGAGGCCGACAACGAGGCAGAGGTCCGGCTGCCCGGCGGCGGCAAGATCGTCTGCAAAGCCTTCGCCCAGAACACATCGGAGGGCAACGCCAAGAACCCGTTTGAAGGCGCGAAGATCCACGGTGCATGGGTCGACGAAGAGCCGCAGTCGGTGCAGGGGTTCGACTCCATCGGCGCCCGGACCATTGACTACGACGGCCTTGTCTACGCGACGATGACGCCCCTGTCGGGCTGGACCCCGTTCCTGCTCACCAACGTCGGGCACCTCGACAAAGGCACACCGGCGCCGCCGCGCCTATTCGTGGCCTTCTTGCACGCGATGGACAACCCTCACGTCTCCCCGACCGTCGTCGCTGACAAGTGGGCCGGGAAGCCCGAAGCCATCCGGCGCAGCCGCCTCCGCGGCGAGATCGTCGCGCTTGAGGGCGCGGTTCACCCCGACTTCCACAACGGCCTGCCCTACGTCGTCCCGTCCTTCGACCCGCCCCTGCACTGGCCCCGCTACGGCGGGATCGACTTCGGCGCCCGCGCGCCCTTCTGCCACCTCTGGGCGGCGCATGACGAGAGCGCCGACGTGCTGCACATCTACCGCGAGCACTACAAGGCAGACGAGATCCTTGCCTACCACGCCGCCGCGATCTGGGCGGTGGAGGGCTGCCCAGCCTGCCAGCCATCCGACGGCGTTGGCTCGGATGAGTGGACGCGCTGGCGCGTGCGCTGCGCCGACGGGACGCACAGGTGCGAGACCTGCAGCGGCACCGGCTTGACCACCGACGCCCCGACGATGCGCTGGGCAGACCCGGAAGGCAAGGACCAGCGCGGGATGCTCTCAACCTTGTACGACCTGCCGACCGCCCCCGCAGAGAAGGGCCGCGCGGCGTCCTTCCAAGTCCTGTTCGACCGGATGACCGTGTCACCGAAGCATGGCACGCCCGGCGTCATCATCCACGACTGTTGCGTCAACCTGATCCGCGAGACAGCCCGGCTGGTCTGGCGCAAAGGCCGCCACGGCGAGACCGCCGACCGGTGGGAGACCGACGGCGACGACCACGCACACGACGTCCTGCGCTACCTCGTCTATGCCCTGCGCGGGCGGTACAGCACCCCGACCGAAGAGGGCACCGGTTGACCTTGACACGCGCCCCGGGCTATGATCGCGGCATGGCCACCCCGACCGACCCTGCCCCCCTTGCCGTCGCCCCCACGTCCGCGTGGGGCCGCATGTACCTGTCGGTCGCGAAGGCGCTCGGGCTGGTCAACCCGGTGGAGAAGCCGCGCGAGTTCATCGCCGGCGGGGACTACGCCGCGGCAGCGCCGACCGAGGGCCTGTACAGCCCGGTCATCGCCCTCAGCGCGTACCTGAACCCCTGGGTCTTCTCCTGTGTCAGGGCCATCGCCGGCGACCTCGCCGCCCTCCCCATCGTCGTCAAGCGCCGGGGCGAAGTCGTCGAAGGTCATTGGCTCCCCAAGGCTGTCGCCAACAGCGGGCACCCGTCCAGCCGCACATGGCGCGAGGCGACCGTGCGGGACATGCTCCTCGCCGGCCGGTCGACGTCGGTGCTGCTCTACAGCAACCTGACCGGCGCCCCCATCGGCGTGCGGTGGGCCCACCCCGAGCGGGTCCGGGTCATCCCCGCCGCCGACGGCACGCCCTTGGGCTACGAGATCGGCAGCGACAGCGTCAAGCAGTACCCGCCCGAAGCGGTGCTGTCGGTCCTGACCCTTGGTGTCCTCGACGGCCCCGAGGCCCTCGCCGGTGTCGGTGCAACACAGGTGCTCCACAGCGACCTGACAGCCGATCAGGCCCTCGCCGCCGGCACCGCGCGCAAGGCCCGGTCGGGCCGCCCCTCGGCGATCTACCGACCTGCAAGCAAGGACGTCGGTCAGGGATGGAACGCTGCAGCCATCGCGCAGATCAAGACGCAGCTCGCCCGCCTGTTCAGCGACAGCGACGGCGGGGTCGCGGTCCTCGGCGCGTCCGGCGCGGAGCTCGACCTTCTCGATTGGGCCCCGAAGGACATGGACGGCCCCGCGCAGCGCACGTGGACCCGTGACCTCATCCTCGCCGTCTTCGGCGTGCCGCCCGTGCGCCTCGGCGTGGATGCAGCCAACATCTTCGCCACCGCCGGCGCGCAGATGACCGCCTACTGGACCGACCTGAAAGGCAAGATCGCGCCGCTGGACGAAGCGATGACGATGCTCGCCCGGCGCGTTGACAAGGACGACAGCATCACCGTCGAGCATGACTTCAGCGGCGTCGGGCCGCTGCAGGCCGCCGACAGCGACATCCTCGCCCGGATCGCGCAGCACATCGCGAACGGCATGGACCCCCGCGTCGCCTACGCCTACGAGGGCTGGGACGACGTGCCCGAGGGTGCCTTCACCGCCCCCGCCGCCCCGGCAGCCCGCGCCGGGCAGACCCCCGCGCCCGCGCCTGCCGACGACGCCCCTGGCGACGAAGACGACGACCTCGCCGAAGACGAGGACTTGGCCGGCGAAGACGCTGACCTTGCCGCGTCGCTGTCCGACGCCGCCGACGTGCTCAGCAACCCCGACGCCACCGACGCCGAGCGCGCCGAGGCCATCGCCGCCCTGACCGCTGCCGCCGAGGCCCTCGCGGCCCGGGGCGACGGGTGAAGGTCGACCGCGACATCGAGGGCATCGACCGCAAGCCAACCGCGGGGATGGCTTCCAACGCACGCCTCGGCCTCCGCCTCCGCGAAGAGCACGGCCGGGGCGGGACCGCCAAGGGCGTCGCGCGCGCCCGGGACATCTCCAACCGCGTCAACCTCAGCGATCGCACGATCCTGCGGATGCACTCCTTCTTCGCCCGCCACGGCGCGCAACAGACCGCCGCGGGCTGGGAAGACCGGACAGACCCGTCCGCGCAGTGGATCGCATGGCTGCTCTGGGGCGGCGACTCCGGCCGGCGCTGGGCGCGCACCCGCCGGGATGCCATCATGGCCGCGCGCAAGCCGAAGCGCCGCGCAGCCCGCCGCGCCCCGGTCACCCGCGCCGCCGGCAAGCCGCCGCGCCTGACGGTGGCCCGGTCGCGCCGCATCGTGGGCAAGGCCCGCCGCACCCAAGAGCGCGCCGTGCTCCGCGCATGGTCCGGGGCGCTCCGTGCCCAGCGCGACCGTCTCATCGCGCGCCTCGGGGCGATTGACGCTGCCCGGGGTGTACGCGCCGGCCTATTGACGCCTACCGGGACCGCCCCGGTGCGCCGGGTGCTCATTGCCGATGACGTCGCCGCGCTGTTCAGCGTCGCAGCCGAGGCGCTGACCATCGCCGAGGCCGTGACCAACGTCATCGGGGCGACCGTGCAAGTGGGCTGGGGGCTCTTCAAGGCATGGCTGACCGCCCCGGACGGCCGCGGCATCGCCTGGGAGCCAACCCTGACCCCGACGCCCGGCTTGCTCGCTGAGCAGGTGACCAGGGTCAACGAGACGACCAAGCGCCAGATCGAGGCCGAAGTCATCGCCGGGATCACCGCCGGCGAGTCGATTGGCGACATCCAAGAGCGCGTGCGGTCGTCGCAGGCGTTCAGCGCCGCGCGGGCCTTGACCATCGCCCGAACCGAAACCAACCGCGCTCTGCAGGCCGGGACCGACTTGGCCTATGGGCAAGCGGCCAACATCGGCGTCGACTTCGAGGTCGAATGGGTGCGCGCCCCCCTCCCCGTTGAGCCGGACCGCTCCCATCGCCGTTGCCACGGTCAACGTGTTGCACCCGGTGGCATGTTCGTGATACCGTCGGGTCAAGACGTAGGGGCCGCCGCTCCGTCCCCCGGCGGCTTCGGCATCGCCCGCCAAGATATCAACTGCCGATGCGGCACCCGCCCCGTCTTCAAGGACTGACCCATGCTCTGCGCCCCGGTCATCGCCCGCCCCGCCGACGTGCGCCGCGCCTTCGTGGAGCGCCGCGCGGCCGGTGGCCTGCAGCCCGGCGAGATCGAGCCGGCGCCGCTCTTCCGGTCCCTGATGCTGCGCGCCCTGCCGATGGGTGATGAGCGGCCGGACGACAGCGACGACGCGCCCCCGCGCTACCGCTTCGTGATGTCGATGAGCACGCCCGATGAGGCCCACGACCTCGTCATGCAGGATTGGGATCTGTCCCGCTTCGCGCAGAACCCCGTGGCTTTCTTCAACCACAACTCTTGGGGCCTCCCCATCGGCAAGTGGGTCGACCTCGCCGTCACCGACATCGCCCCCGGCGTGAAGGCCCTGACCGGCGCCTTCGTCCCGTCCGACGCGACCGAGACCAGCCGCGCAGTCGCCCGGCAACTCGCCGAAGGCGTCTTGAATGCCTGCTCCGTGGGCTTCATCCCCGGCAAGATGACCGACCGCAGCAAGTACCCCACCGACGACCCCCGCTGGGCAGCCCGCGGCTACGTCTATGAAGCGCCCCGCCTCATGGAGTGCAGCATCGTCGGCACCCCGATGCACCCCGACGCGATTGCGCAGCGGTCCACCGACGACGCCGAGACCCCCGCCCCGGCTGACGTGTCCGCAGAGACCCCCGCGCACGTCACCGAGGCGGAGGCCGCCCCGGCCGATGCCGACGCCGATGCGCTGGACCTCATCGAGCGCGCCCTTGCGGCCCTCTTCCCCGTCTCCACCTCCTCCGTCTGACCCTCTCTCCCGCGCCGGGCGGCCCTCCCGGTCATCCACCCAAAGGAGGCCACGATGGCCGACAGCAGCACCCTCCAGGCCCAGGTCGACGTCCTCGTCGGCAAGGCCATCAACACCGCCAAGGCGGACATCGAGCGCAGCGTCAACGACGTCAAGCTCACCCAAGAGCGCCAGACCGCCGAGGTCGCCAAGCTCGACGCCGCGATCACCGCGCTCAAGGCCCGCGAGATCGCCGGCACCCCCGCGCCCTTCGACGGTCCGGCCGCCAGCCTGACCCGCAGCTTCGGCCGAGACGACAGCCTCCAGCTTTTCGGCGCGACCCGCCGGATCGCCTTCGGCTCTGAGCAGCACACCGAGCGCGCCGACGGCCTGCTCACGTCGACCCGCACCTTCGGTGAGGGCCACGCCGAGATCAAGGATCTGTTCGAGGCCCTCTACGTCCGCCTAGCCCTGCGCGGCCTGAACGTCGGGCGCGCGTCCGGCGGCGAGTTCGGCCGGGCGGCCCTGGAGCACGGCGGCGACATCCTCGCCCGCCTGTCCGACCGCCTGCAGCGCAACGGCCTGACCAACGACGGCGTCGCGACCATCCGGCGCGTCTTCGGTGTGTCCAGCGGCAACGGCGCCGACTTCATCCCTGGCGAGGTGATGCTCCCCGAGATGATGCGCGTCGCGACCGCCGCGATCATGGACAGCCCGGTGGGTCTGTTCATCCAGAAGACGCTCAACGACAAGAACGTCAAGAGCCCGCTCGGCACCGCGCGCCCCCGCCCCTACCTGCAGGGCGCCGCCAGCGCCTCGGCCGCCGCCGACTTCATTACCTCGGCGATGGGGACCAGCAGCCTCGCCTACGCCGTCAAGGACATGGCCTGCGCCGTGATCTACGACCGCAACGCCGACGCTGACAGCATCATCAGCTACCTCCCCGAGCTCCGCGCGCAGATCGCCGAGGCCATGAGCCTCGCCCTCTTCGACGCGATCATCAACGGCGACACCAACGCCACCCATCAGGACAGCCTCACCGCTTGGGCTCCCGAGGGCGTCTTCCCGGTCGGCACCCCGTCGGGCGGCAGCGCGGTCGGCGGCAGCCTCGACCACCGCCGGTCGTTCCTCGGCCTGCGCGCCCGCGCGCTGGACATCGGCACCGCGGCCAAGAAGGACTTGGCCTCGACCTACACCTTCGCGAAGATCCAAGAGATGCACGCGCAGATGTCGGCCGGCTGCGGGCAGGACATGTCCCGCGTCGCGGTCTTCGCCTCCTTCGCCGAGATCCTGAGCAAGTTCAGCACGATGGATCAGGTCGCGACCCTGGAGAAGTTCGGCCCGCAGGCGACCATCCTCAGCGGGCAGGTCGCAGCCATCGGCGGCCGCCCCGTCATCCGCGCGTGGCCGCTCGGCCGCACCGGCGCGGAGACCGGCGCCTTCGACACCGCCGGCGTCCACAACGCCACCAGCGGCAGCAACACCAAGGGCGGCGTGGTGATGGTCGACCTCAACCGCTACATCCTCGGCACCCGCCAGGGCCTGCGCGTCGAGAGCGACGTCAACATCCTCAACAACACCGGCGCGCTGGTGGCTTCCGGCCGCTACGCCTTCGAGAGCCCCGACCACGCGAGCGCGCCCACCACGGGCTCCATCGTGAACGTGGTGTACGGCTACAACGCCTCCTGATCCACCCCCAGCGCCTCTGAGGTGACCCCATGTCCCAACCCATGACCCGGCAGGTTGACCTCCTGCTCATCCGTGCCGCCGCCGGCACCGTCGACGGCGACGTGTACGTCAACCCCCTGCCCGTGAAGCTCCGCATCATCAGCGGGTACTTCACCCCGCAGGCTGCCGTCACTGCGAACGACACCAACTACGCGACGGTGACCCTCGCGAACGGCGCGACCACGCTGCACAGCTTCGACACCCGGACCAGCGGCAGCGGCGGCACCGGCGACCTAGCCGCGACCACGCCGATTGCCCTGACCTTCGCGGCTGCCGCGGTCGGCACGATCCTTGAGATCGCGCCGGGCGCCGCCATCAAGCTGAACAAGACCGTCGCCGCGTCGGGCGTGGCCATCTATGGCCGGTACTCGCTCCTCTGCGAAGAGGTCCGCACCTGATGCCCCGCACCCCCGCCGACGCCCCCACGCCGGCGGGGGCCGCCCTGCCGGGCGCTGAGGCCCCTGCAGCCGCCCCCGCGATCGCAGGCAGCCCGGCGCCCGGCCATGCCCTCCCGCGCGCCTACGCAGCCGTAGGCCGCGCCCCGGCCGGCCCCGCGTACCTCACGCGCCGGCTGGTCACCGCCCCGGGCCCCCAACGCGCCCCGGGCGACCCCGACGCCCCGGACGGCCCCGCCGAACCGACCGACCCGTATGGGGTGCCGCCGTGCCTGTGATCACCGCCGCCGCCGCGCGCCTGCAGATCCCCGGCCTGACTGGGACTGCGGAAGACAGCAAGATCGAGACGCTGATCGACGTGGCCGACGCGATGATCGCCGCGGCGGTCTGCTCTGCCATGCCGGACAACGGCGCGCCGACGCTCGGGTCCACGACCTACACCCTGATCGAGCCCGAAGTGGTCGTCAGCGAGGACGGTTACACGCTGCTGGTGCGCGTTCCCAACATCACTGCGGTCACCTCGCTCCACGTATCCACCTCGCGGGTCTGGGACGCCTCGACGCTGCGGGACAGCGCCGGCTATGTCCTCGACGCCCGCACGTCGATGATCGAGATCGACCCGTCATACCCGCCCCTGCCGCTGACCCGCCGGTCTGTGCGCGCCGTCGTGACCGCGGGATGGGCGACCCTGCCCGATGACCTTGCACACGCCGTCGCGGTCCTCACGCGGCATCTCTTCGACCTGCGGCACGGTCAAGGCCGGACCTCTGTCAGCGAGGCCGGCATCTCCACGTCCCTGCGCCCCGAGACGATGCCCGATGCTGTGCGCCAGATGATCGCCCGCTACGCCATCCCGGTGGTCTGATGACCGCCGCCGAGGCCGCTGCGATGTTGAAGAGGCTCGGGGCCGGCGGCTTCCGTGCGGCGGTCGGGCGGACGATGGTGGAGGTGAGTCTCCGAGGTGAGCGATACGCGAAGAGGTACGTCGAGACCCATAAACTGTGGCAGAGCGGCCACCTGTTCCGCTCCGTTGTCGGCTCCGTGCGGGACACCCCGCAAGGCCCTGAGGCAGTGATCAGCGCCGGCGGCAGGGTCAACGGCGGGGCGTCGGTGCGCTACGCTGGGACGCACGAATACGGCGCGACCATCCGGCCGAAGCAATCTCGATACCTCCGCATCCCACTCCCGCCCGCGCGTACCGGCGCAGGGGTCGACCGCTACGGCGGCCCTCTGCGGCAGTCCGGGGCTGGCCTCTTCACCGTGTTCCGCGCACAAGACGGGCGGCTGTTCCTTCGGCACAAGCCGTCGGGCCAACTGTGGTATAAGCTGGTGCGGCAGGTAACCATCCGCGCGCGCCCCTTCCTGCGCCCGGGTGCCGCGTTAGCAGCCGACGACTTCCCCAAGGTGCTCGCGAAGCACATCACCGCCGAGCTAAAGCGTGTCTGACCGCGATACCACAACCACAGACGTCATGACCGCCGTGGGGACGATGCTCCTCACCGCGTCGGGCCTGACGGCGGAGCGCGTGACCTACGGCGCGACTGACCGCCCCCCGGTGACCGGTGACTGTGTGGCGTGGCGCATGGTGACAACGTCATCGCCGCCGAACGGTCCCGCGGCCCTCACGCGCTTCGAGACGGTGGCGACCTTCGAGCTGCGCATGTGGGCGCAGGGCACGGCAGACACCCCCCTTGCCCGCGACATCGCCGCCGTGGGTCTGTGGCAGCGCGTGCGCGCCGCGACCATCACCGACCGAACGCTCGGGGCGATGGTCCGGGACGTGGTCTTGGGCGAGCTCACCGCGCCGTCCGCGGCCGCCGACGTCGGCGTGCCCGTGGGCTGCGCAACCGCGATCCTCACTGTCCG